ACGCATTTCTTCTTCTGACACGTCTCCACCTCTGAAATCCTCAAGCGCACGACGAGTGACGCCGAGGTTGGTCATCCCGCCAGGGTCTTTCGGGTGGTTCACATAACCACCCTCTTCGCGAAGGACGTGCTGTAGTGCATCTTGGAACTTCATTTGTCTTTTGGCTTGCTGATTGAGATGCCGATTTTTTCCGCTCCACGGCTGCCGAAGTAGAAACCTATCGCCGCCATATCGAGATTCGTTAGCATCGCGATCCACGGCGCGAGCAGGTCAGCCCGCCCAGCGTCGAGGACAAAAATGGTGATGTAGGCAAGCAGGACGGTCGAAGCGATAAGGAACACCAGCACAAGCGGGCGGACATTCTTGCTCAACCAGCTGTCGGACTGCATATCATTGGCCTGCCGCTTAGTCAACTCCTCTTCGACACGGATAAGCTGGTCGCCGACCTTCGTCGTGTAGTCCAGTACGAGCTTCTGCGCCTCATTCTGCAACGCAAGCCGCTCTTTATCGGTCGTATTCGTGCTGCTGATCAGCTTGGTGATGCCGTCGAGCAGACCGCCTCCAAGGCCGTTCACGATGTCAGTTATCAGGCTCATCGTCTATAATGGTGTGAAGTTTGTGGAGCCTGTGCTTGTTCTCAATCTCAACCTGCCGAGCCTGCGCGTTACTCATCCGAGCGTCGGCGGCGTACTTAAGCGCACGACCAAGCCCGACGAGGAGCGCACCGATTCCAGCGCTTGCTGTGCCGAGGTCGGACACGGTGAACCCAAGCAGGTGCATGTCGAAAAGGCTTGCGCTCACCGCGCCAAGCGCGACGCCGAATACTCCGACATCAGCCGCGTGACCGAGGATTGTAGCAACGCGATGCATTAGCTCTGCACCTTTTCTGTCTTGTCGCACAGCTCGTCTCTCGAGAACCCAAAGCGCGTGATGGTCGAGAGATCCTCCACCTCGGCCCATACCGGCTCAATCTCGGGGCCGTCGTAGCCCTCGCGGTTGTAGTCATCTGGATACTCGGCAAGGTTGACCTTGCGCGTCATACTGCCCTTGAGGTAGGTGATGAATTCGGCGTACTCCTGCGTACCCTGCAGGGCGTCGAGGTCAGCTCGCGAGTTGATAATCGGAAATGCCATAGCGGTTCTCCATCCAGTTAAGAAGGTTGTGTGAATCAGCCCAGCCGGCATGACCAGACCATGAAGTGATAAATCTCCCGAACGACACGTCGTCGCCGTGCTCAAGGAAGTTGCGGACCTTGCGCTTTGCGGCCTGCACCGATCTCTTGCGGAGCAGCTTGTAGCCCGGGAAGATCCGGTATCCGAGGAAGTTCACGCCGGCGCTCACCGGAGCGATGTGCCAGCGGCTTATTTCGAGGCGCAGCCGGTCTGCGGCAAAGCGCTGTATCCGATCGAAGGCCCGGCGCAGGTCGCCGGCGTCGCTGCCGAGGATGACGATGTCGTCCATGTATCGCGCCCAGGCGAGCGGCTTGATGCCGAAATGGATCAATTGGTCGACCGGGTTGCTGTAGATGTTGGCGCTAATCTGGCTCGTCAGGCTCCCGATCGGCACTCCGCATCCGTCCGCCGGAATGATCTCCCGCAGAAGGTCAAGGGTAGCCCTACACGCAATCTTGAGTTCGAGCAGGCCGTGCAGGACGCTATGCGAGATGCTCGGAAAATACTTTCGAAAGTCGGTCTTCAGGTAGTGCGTTGCCATCGTCCGACGCATGGACGCCTGCACATGCTTTACGCCGGCATGGGTTCCGTATCCGGTGCGGCAGGCGAAAGAGTACGGCAGGAACGTGGCATCGAAGATCGGGCCGATGACGTTGATGAGCGCGTGCTGCACCAACCGGTCCTTGAACTCCAGCGCCATGATATTGCGCGGCTTCGGCTCGAAAATCGTGAAGTGGCGGTACTGGCCGACCCGGTAGCCGCCATCGAGCAGCTCCCCCTGCAAGCGCAGCAGGTTCAGTTCGTCGAACTCGCGAAACATCAGGTACCCGAGCGAGCGCCGCTTTCCATTTGAGGTCTTGCGGTAAGCGTCGCGCAGGTTGTCGATGCTGGCTATCTTCGCCATCAGATTTCTGTGCCGCTTCATGCCGGTTGCGCGTTTCGACGTTTCGCTACTCCGCGCCTTGCCGGACCGCTGATTGTGTTCGCCGTAGCAGGACAAGAGGGCTGACCACTTACTACAGGGTCGGCCTGATGCGCCGTGGCCACACCAGAGCGCATACTGATTCCAGTCGTCACCGACG